AATTAATTGACAAACTTTTCAAAGAACTCATTTTATTTACTGCCAGAGCCGCTTAGGCTGGGCTAATTTTTAACGAACTATTGACAAATAAATGCTGATATAATAAAGCCTAAAAAAGATAATATTATCAGTATAGTTAATTTATATTCAGCTTGGATAGCATCTCCTAAGAAAATAGCGACTTCTATACTTAGAAAGAGGGTAAAAAACAAAATGAAGTAGTTAAATCTGGCATAAAATATATTCTCTATATGCTTTCTTTCTTCCTCTATTTCTACTAATCTGTGTGGTGCTACAAAATACTTAGATTCATCCGTTTCAGTTTTCATTCGATTTGAGATTAAATTTTTCCGCAAATGTAAATATAAAAAATAATTTATGAAAGCAATAACCATAAAACAACCTTGGGCATCCTTGATAGTCCACGGTATTAAAGACATTGAGAACCGAACTTGGCCGTGTCCTAAGAAATACTTAGGGCAGAGGGTGCTGATTCATTCAAGCGCCGTCCCCGTGGAAATGATTAATCCTAATAGTGTATTTACGAAAAGGCAATGGGATAGCTTTTCACTTGGATTCCAGAGTGAGATTATTTGCGGCAATGGATATGTAAATTCTGCTATTATTGGAAGTGTCGAAATTGTGGATTGTGTTGTGGATTACTCTTCCATCTGGGCAGAGAAAGGAGTTTATAACTGGGTACTGGCTAATCCTATCCTTTACTCCAAACCTATTGAGAACGTGAAAGGGAAACTGTCTTTCTGGGACTATTCCGGTATTAAAGAGGTAAAAATTGAGTGTCCGGAATGTGGCAGTATAGAAATAGCTGTCGAAGATTATACGACGGCTCCGTTCCCGACTTATCTGCATCGATGCAACAAGTGTGACTATGTGATTATGGAAAGTGAGTGGAATGTAATAAAGTAGGATATGGAATTTGATTGGTATTGGTTTGTTGTAACAGTTTTGATAATCTGCGTTACTGTATATAACTGTTTAAATAGCTATTGGAAGCATAAGTATAGGGATGAGAACAAAGGTGACTGATAGATACAAAAAAGGCTATCTATCCCAGACAGCCAATCTTTGTTTAACCTTAATCTAATACTATGAAAAACACATTGCAAAGGTACGGATTTGAGTGAATTGTGCAAATTATGTCCCTTTGTGCTGCTATCTTATAACATGGTTTAGTAGGTAGATGTATATGTTGACTATTAATGCTTTAATTGTCAAATAAGGCTTTGGAAAATCAGAATATCATTATCTTTTTCAGGTAAAAAGAGTGCTATATGTATTGAAAGCTTCTTTCAGTACTAATGATGGGTCAATGTCCGGTACTTCTCCTTTTGCAAAGTCTACTATTCCTATATTGATATTGATTATTGCTTTATATTCTTTATTGTAATAAGTGTACTCACCTTTTTCAAAATTGTGATAATCAGCTAATGCTATAAATATTTTCAAAATATACTCAGATTCTTCAATGCTGAAATTTGATTTATTAAGTTTGTTTATAGCAGATTCCATATCCTTTATTGTGCTAAACATTGTCCGAATAAAATCGAAAACAACCAAATTGGGAGACATATATACTGGTGTTCTCCTTCGTCCTATATAAACCAATCGATCTCCTTTAAAATCTTTATTAATATATTTCAGTAATGTTCTTATATTAATAGACCCATTTTTGACAAATGCGGATAATATACTACAGCAGGTTATATGTGAATAATAGCTATTGTTATTTAGACCCACTTCTTTATCTGATTTGGTTGTTGCAAGAATATGTGCTATGGCTTTTATAATTTCATTTGTATTATTAAAATGGTATATTTCTTTACTATAGAATTTATCAATGTATCCATTGAAATCTACATTTATTCCATATTTGGCACTATAAATGTTTCTTATATTATCAATATCGCATACTAAAATGATTTTGTCAAATCCAAATTTGTGTTCTTTAGTACCACAAAAATCATTATGTACTGATAATATATTTAATATTCTAAAGATATGTTCAGGGTCGATACGGTCTAAATCATCAATAATGAGGACGATTTGCTTATTGGGACTATTATCAGTTTTGGTGCTTGATACAATAGAACGGATGATTTGAGTTATTGTATTATCTTCATAGATGCTTCCTTTCTCTATGCTAATGCTATCGAAGAATTTCTTGACATGGGATTCTTCATTTTTCGAATTATCTTTTGCATATGTTTCGATGTTTTCTTTCAGTGCGATACACCTGTCTATGATATCTGTGCCAAAAGTAATTTTTTCTGCTATAGAAAAAAAATTCCCCCAAAAATCTTTAGGATGATTTACCATATAAAAATATGCGGCATTGCTTAATGATATTTTTTGTTTCTCAAAATCATAGGGGACTTTTTCTAATAACTGCATTAATATGTCCACTTTGATATACTCAAAAATATCTTCGTTATTAGCAACAGAGTAATTAATTGGGGTTAGATATATTCCAGTGTATTTATCTTTGTGCTGATTAAAAAAATTATTTAGAAAATATGATTTTCCTATTCCAAAAGCTCCAGAAAAGATAATGTTCTCATTGTCTTTTTGTTTTAGGAAATCAGCAAAACGTTCGGTTTCTTTAGATATACTTATTTCCATTTTTATATTGATATTTGATTTGTCTCAAAGTTAATATCTTTTTTCATATTAAGCAAAACCTTCTGCCAAATCTTGTCAGTAACTTCTTTGATACCAGATAGTCCGTTCGTGGATTATTCGGTATCTTTATTTTCGTAACGTAAAATAGTGTGCCAATGGAGATAATTTATAGAAAAATAGAAGACCTTAAAAAACTGGGTAACAATCCCAGAACCATATCAGAGGAGCAGATGCGGATACTCAAAGAGTCTATTCATAGTAATCCGGACTACTTCGAGGCACGTCCCATCATACTCTCTGACCGGACTGGGGAACTGGTGATTATAGCCGGAAACCAACGGTATGATGCCAGTGTGGAACTAGGACTTTCTGACGTGCCGACGGTTCTGCTTCATGGGTTGACAGAAGAACGAGAACGGGAGATTATTATCCGTGATAACGTGAATAATGGTACATGGGACGAAAAACTATTGAAGGAGTGGAATGCAGAGTCTTTGATGGATTGGGGATTAAACTTTGATTTTGACTATGATAGTCTGGTAGATAGTGAAAGTGATGCCCGGAATAAATACACGAAAAAGATTGAAGCTCCGGTGTATGAGCCTAAAAGCCCTGTATGCCCGGAAATAGATTCTCTCTATGACAAAAGTAAATATGAAGAACTGCTTTCGGCAATAGACGATTCAGATGTCCCGGACTGTGTGAAGGAATTTCTTCGGATAGCAGCATTGAGGCATATAGTATTTGATTACGGACAGATAGCAGAGTTCTATGCTCATCAAGATAAAGAAGTCCAGGAACTGATGGAGGCATCTGCACTGGTAATAATAGATTTTGATAAGGCGATAGAGAACGGTTATTCTCGGTTCAAGGAGGATATTTATGAAATAATGCTGGAGGATACCGAAGATGAGGAGTGATTTTGTAGCGTTCATACTGACGCATGGCCGTGCCGATTCCGTCATCACAGATAAGACTTTGCGGAAGTGTGGCTATACGGGACCAATTGTTTATGTGATAGACAATGAAGATAAGGCGGCCGCAGATTATTACGCGAAATATAAAAACGTTATAATGTTCGATAAACCGAAGATTGCAAAGACTTTTGATGAAGCGGATAATTTTGATGATCGCAGAGCTATTGTTTATGCGCGCAATGCTTGCTTTCAGATAGCAAGGAAACTTGGTTACAAATACTTCATAGAACTGGATGATGATTACGATGTTTTTTCTTTTACTTACGGCAGAGATGGTACAGTCAAACAGAGGGCAATAAAGCAATTGGACGTGGTATTTGAAGCTATGCTACGTTTTTATGAAAGTATTCCGGCTCTCACTTTGGCTATGGCTCAGAGAGGCGATTTTGTAGGAGGAAAGGAGAACGATATTTTGAAAGGCGAGAAGATGAAACGAAAAGCGATGAATTCTTTCATCTGTTCCGTAGATAGACCGTTCCAATTCGTTGGTCGCATTAATGAAGATGTGAACACCTATACCACACTTGGGAGCAGGGGATGTCTGCTTCTGCAGGTTCCACAAGTGGCGCTAAACCAGAAGCAGACACAGAAGAATAAAGGAGGTATGACGGATATATACATGAGTCAAGGGACGTATGTCAAGAGCTTTTATACGGTTATGATGATGCCATCCTCTGTGAAGGTGGGCGTGATGGGCCATAGCGAGGAAACGAAAAGATTGCACCACGTGATTAATTGGAATAACACTGTTCCTAAGATATTGGACGAACGATTCAAGAAAAAATAAGATGGCGGCACCAACTGGAAATAAATTTTGGATGTTAAGAAGTAAGCACGGAAGGGATAAGCTCTTTTCCACGCCAGAACTCTTATGGGAGGCGGCATGTGAGTATTTCCAATGGTGCGATGAAAACCCATGGTTATCTAAAAAGGCCATTCAAAAGACAGTTCCGGTAAGAAGGAAGAAAGGGAAGAAGGTGGAGACAGTCAATGAGCAACAAGTACAACAAGAAGTTTCCCCGACTTCTCGTCCGTATTCCCTAACCGGATTCTGTATTTATGTAGGCGCTTCATCCAAATGGTGGAGCACCTTTCGTACAGAATGTAGAAATAAGAATGATGAAGATTTTTTGGAGGTCATCGCACGCGTGGAGGAAACCATCGAGACGCAGCAGTTTGAAGGAGCGTGCGTTGGAGCTTTCAATGCGAATATCATTGCCCGAAAGTTAGGGCTTGCTGACAAGCAGGAAGTGGACCATACGAATGCAGGAAAAGAGTTCAAAGGATTTAATTTTCTACCATATACAGAAGATGCGGAGAAAGTCAAGTAATGGGATATAAGGTCAATATAAAGCAGAGGTTAGCCTATAACTACCTTCGTGACGATGTTACGAAATTTCTGTGTTATGGTGGAGCTGGTGGAGGTGGAAAGTCATGGCTTGGGTGTGAATGGCTTATGCAATGTGCTTACTATCTCCCGGGCACTCGATGGTTCGCTGGCCGAAATAATTTGAAAGATAGCCGTGAGTCTATCTCTGTCACTTTCGACAAGGTGGCAAAGTGGCATCGATTCACTGACTACAAGCAGACCAATGACGGTATACTTTTAGGGAATGGGTCGGAAATCATCTTTCTTGACTTGACATATTATCCCGTCAAAGACCCGATGTATGAGCGATTGGGCTCCAAGGAGTTTACTGGAGGGTGGATTGAAGAAGCCGGGCAGGTTCACTACCTCGCATTTGAGGTTTTGAAGACGCGTATAGGACGGCACTTGAATGATGTGTATGGAATATCCGGGAAGATACTTATCACTTGCAATCCAAAGAAGAACTGGCTTTATCGTGAGTTCTACAAACCGTGGAAAGAAGGCAAGCTGGAAGCCCCATACGCTTTTATTCAAGCATTGGTGCAGGATAATCCCTACGCTACCGAGGACTACATAGATACGCTCCGCAATACCAGGGACAAAGTGACAAAGGAGCGCTTGTACTATGGTAATTGGGAGTATGACAACGACCCGACAGCACTCTGTGATTATGATGCCATTTGTGACCTATTCGCAAATGAGCACGTAAAACCGATAGGATTATCGACGGGAGCAGCTGACCTTGCCATGAAAGGACGCGACCGTTTTGTCGGGGGGCACTGGGTGGGTAATGTGTGTTATATCCGGTTAGACCAGGAATATAGCACGGGTAAATCTATTGAGACGGACCTTAAAAACATGATGATACAGTGGAAGATTCCACGTAGCATGATGATAGTTGATAGTGATGGACTTGGAAGCTACCTTGAAAGTTATTTGAATGGTATCAAAGAATTTCATGGTGGTACCCGACCAATTAATCCAGAGTACGACAACCTGAAATCTGAATGTGCATTTAAGCTTGCAGAGCTAATAAATAATCGGCAGATAAGAATTATATGTACGGAAGCGCAAAGAGAGCGCATAATGGAAGAATTGTCCGTCTTGAAGCAAGACCATATAGATGCCGATACCCGGAAGAAAGGGATAATCAGCAAGGAGAATATGAAAGATATACTCGGGCATTCTCCGGATTACCTCGACATGTTGATAATGGCAATGCTTTTTCGTATAAAACCGATACCTAAAAGACCAAAAGCAAAATTAGGACAGATATGACAGTAAAAGAGTTTTTGATATTGAGTGACGTGGCGAGCAATGCTGCTGAATTGTTGGAGCAGATAGGAAAGTTGCCTAAACCGGACTTTGTCGCAGGTGTCAGAGTTCCGGAGACTCTGAACGACCTCACCATAGGTCAGTTGATGGAACTGCAATCCGTACGCAATGTAATAGACTGTATAATGGTTCCATGTCGTGTTGTCCTCGGTTTGCCTATTGATAAGATAGAGAAGTATGAAGCAGCGGATATTTTGGGATTCTCCACATGGGTAACTAGGGAAGTTGAACGTATTACCAAGCTCTTTGAAACTACAAGCGTGGCACCGACTCCGGAAGAAAGACGTGCCGGAGTGGATAAGCTTTCGTTCGGGTTGTTTGGCTTGGTAGATTACTATGCTACCCGTATGGGGATAACTGACCATGAGCAGGTAGAGAGTGTTCTATGGGTAAGAGTGTACAAGTGTCTTGATATGGACGCGGAGAAAATACGTTATGAACGTCGATTACGAGAAATATATCAGAATAAGCAATGAATATAAGTGTAGAAAGGAAAATCGCTTCTATCGCAGAGAAGCTGGAAGGAGTTACCTATTTATTTGATAACTGGGTGACCGCCAACGTTCGGCTGGATAAGATGCCATTGCCGGCCATTATAAATCTGCTTCCTGCATCTGGGAAGTTCGTCATATCAAGGACTCAGTTAAGAGATTGCCCAAATTGCATGATTGCTTTTGTAGACAAGACGGCGTTTGATTTTGACGGGGTGGAGAATGATGAGGTTATTGAGAGGTGCAAAGGGTATGCAGTTCAATTTATCCGTGAGTTGAATAGGAGCGGGCTGTTTGAGTGGGTAAGCGATGAGGTCCCTTATTCCGTTTTCTATGATAAGCTGGATGTAAATGTTACTGGAATAGTAATAGAATTGAAATTGAAAGAGGTTCAAGGAGCGCCCATGTGCTAGTTATGGAAGATAGGAGGAAAGAGGTAAAGGCGATATTGTGTGAGGAGTTGGATAATCTTCGGCAGCGCATCATAGAAAATCATATACGGGCTGGGCAGCGTGCAAGTGGCAAAACTATCAAGAGCCTGCACGTTGTCGTGGATGATAATCATGGTACTCTTTATGGTCGTCAAGCGTTCGGAGTTCTGGAGGTGGGACGTGCCTCGGGGAAAGTACCGAAAGGATTCTATAAGATTATTCAGCAATGGATGATAGACAAGGGTATCCAAGTGGAGAGACCAAGGTCATTTGCATACCTTGTGGCCCGGAAGATAGCAACAGAGGGCACATCACTTTATCGCTCTGGTACGTACGAGGATATATATACAACGGACGTGGAGCAAACAATACGGGACATTATGGACCGTGTGTTTGATATACTCGTTGATGATGTGACACATATAAATCTACATAGTAATGAGAACTCATAAGATAGGGGAAACAACCATAGAATATCCGGATGAAATATCTTTCTGTTTTAATCCGGTAGTGATAAACATTTACGGGCATGCTTGGGATTACGTGGAGGTGACGGTGACTGATATCGTTTCTGAAATTTCATACAAGGAGAAGAGGGCTCTGTTTAATAATGCATGCTTTTTTGATGTGTCGTTTTACATGCAGTCTACATTTGACACTGTAGAATTTGGGAAAATTGATTATTCACAGACGATTCCGAAAGATAGCGGGGTAGGACGTGTGTTCTCTGTAGATATTGACTTTTATTCGGACAGTTCAATGTCTGAAAGTTTTCAATTCAATACGTTCATCATTTGGGGGGCAATGAAGGTGGGTGAACGGTATAATGGAAATCGTATATTGACGTGGTTTAAAAACCTTCCGTTTACGGTAGGAATGTATACGGCCGGTAATGCTAATGTGAGTGTGACCGCTGACAGCATTTCTTTACCAGCTATTACATTGTCTGAAAGAAAGGTGTATAATATTACTTTGAATGGAATTGATGCAAACAATGAGGTCGTATTGAAATTGCCGGGAACGAGTGTGGGGGCAAACGTGTTCGACAATACATTTGATTTTACTTTTCATGCATTGACGAATATGGCTGTAAACGTGAGGCTTTTAGTTGATGAATGCACGGATGGAATTTATTTACGTTGGATAAATCGTCATGGCTTTTATTGCTATTGGTTGTTTAAACGTGGTGATGAGAGTAAACAAATTGCCAATGATGGTGAATTTATTCGTAATAATATGCAAGACTATAACTATGTTAATGGCTATCATGGAGGTTCAGGACGTAAGCAGAGAAAAACAGAAGAGAATACATTGTTGGTGTGTGCTCCTTTAGTGGACTCTGAAACGTTTGACTTCTTGTTTCAACTCGCGTTGTCACCCATCGTTGATATGTATGCAGGTAAAAATGTGAATGGAGTTGATAGCTGGAAGGCGGTGAATGTATCTGTTGGTAACTTCAATAAGACAAGAGCCGTATTGCAGGATTTCGTAGCAACAATCATATTACCAGAAACAAGAGTACAAAGCTTATGAGAAATGACATGCTATTTATTGATGGTAAGTTGGTAGACTTGGACGATAATACCAAGATTACACTTAATTTCAAGAGCAATATTTTTACAGACTTGAGTAAAATTGTGAGCAATAATAGTTATACAATCAAATTACCTAAGACAATAAGGAATCAACGTATCATATCGCATGCTGAGCTTCCATCTGCAGACTCCGGTTATCCTCGGAAATATCATGATGCAAGATATTTTCGTAATGGGGTAGAGGTTATTCCAACTGCTAAGGCTGTACTTATATCTATATCTGATAAGATTGAGATTGCCATGACGTGGGGAAATATAACAGCACTATCATCAATGCTTGAAAGTGGAAAAAGCCTGAGAGATATGGATGCTGGTGAATATGTGGGAGGTATATATTATCCGAAATATATTGAATGGAAAGATTGGGGAGAAAATGATCGTGTATATCCAAAGGTTGACTATGGTTTCAGAAATGGAGATTCAATGGTGTGGTATCATCCTGTTCAGTCTGTAAAACAAATCATGGAATACATAGAAGAGGATAACGGCATATCTTTTATTTTTCCAAAAGACAAAGAGGCTTTATTGGAAAACATGTTTGTTCCATTATTGGAAAAAAATCCAAGCGAAGAGTATGCAGAAATCGAAGCTATAACCATTGATTTAAAGGGCGTTGCAGAGGATAGGGCTGGCAAGACAAACATATACTTCAACGATATGGGAAATGTTGGTTCGTTTTATGGAAACCTTGCAGTAATAGGAAACGGAGTGAGTGGAGGATATTACAATGGCTATAGGTCTAAAGTCATAAATGCTGTACCTAAGATATCGGGTAATTTTAAAGTTAAAGTAAATACAAATGTGGCTCCATTATCTGCTACATTGGAAGTTTATAATTACAACTTCAATGAAGTCGGTAGCGAACTGGATACAAGTACTGTACTTACAATTCCATTACTGAATGTAAATTTTATAAGTGACGGTGTATATGAGGTCTTGTTTCAATTTGAGAATAGGCAAACAGAGATGCTTTCTACTCTACATTCTTCTATTCCTCATCTGAAATTTGCTTTGCAGAATATAGGCAAGCCATCTGATGTCGTTTCTATTAGCGGCACGTTGAAGATAACGAATATAGAGCAAGAAATATTATTGGGTGGTAGATATTGGATAATACCTAATCTGCCAGATATAAAGCAGTCTGATTTTATTAAAGCTATATCGGCAATCATAGGTACTTTCCCTTTGTTCACAGAAAGTAACGGCCTTGTGTTTGTATCATTTGATACAATTATGTCTAATAAGGCGAAAGCGTTGGATTGGACCCGTAGGCTGGTTGCTACATATAAAGATAATAAACCTAATGCGATTGCCTATTCTCTTGATGATTTTTCTCAAAAGAATTTTTATAGATGGAAGGAGGATGATACGGTAGTGGGGAAATATGATGGGTATTTGTTTGTAGAAAACGAAACGATAGAAAGTGAAAGAGATGTTGTTGAATTGCCGTTTGCTGCTAGTGACCAATTCTCGGATGTAGCCAAGATACCAATATATTCATATGATGAGGAAGGTAATTTGGAATACAATTCAGTTGAGCCAAGATTATTGGCTTATAATGGTGTGAAAGGGGTATTTACTGGTCTTGATTGGAATACACTCCTTTCTATGTATTACCAAACATACCAATCTATCATACGAAGGCCTATTGTTATTACAGAAAAGATAGAAATAAATGATATTGAGTTGAGAGACTTAGATATGACTGTTCCAATTTATTTGGCCCAATATGGTAGATATTATGCCATTATTTCCATTAAGGCAGAAGATACGGGAATATGTGAATGTAAATTGTTACAATTGGAGGTGTAGTTATGGGAAATGCGGAAGAGAAAATATTAGAGATTAAAGTGAGGTATGATAAAGCCATTACTAAGATAGCTGAATACAGTACTGAACTTGATAAATTAAAAGCAAGGGAAAAGCAGTTGAAGGAGGATGTGAGTAAAGGGCGGATAGAGAGGGAAAAATACAACTTAATGATGGCAGAAACAAAGATAGCCGCCAAAGAATACACCGAATCCATCCGTGTACTGAATAAACAAATTCAAAATGAACGTAAAGAGCAGACAGAGATGGAAGGAAGCCTTGTTAGGTTGCGGGCTGAGCTTTCCAATCTTACCGCTGCTTATGACAGATTAAGTCGTGTAGAGCGTGAGGGGGGCGAAGGCAAAGAGCTGCAAGATAAGATAAATGCCATTACCGATGAACTGAAAGGTGCGGAAGAAGAAACGCAGCGCTTTTATCGGAATGTGGGTAATTATAAAGATGCGATACTTCAGGCTACAGAAGCCCAAGTACCTTTTGTTTCCATATTGCGCAGTGGCGTTAGCGTCTTGCGAGGTACAAAGGAATTTGTTGGTGGTTTGAAGGATGAATTGGTTAAAATAACAGTCCAGTACAAAGCAGGAACGGTCACTGCGAATATGTTCTCTGGTGCTCAAAAAACAGCGGCTATAACAAGTAATTTGTTATCTGCAGCTTTAAAAGTGTTGAAACTTGCACTAATTTCCACTGGTATTGGGGCTATTGTTGTTTTGTTGGGCTCATTGGTCGCATGGTTGGCTAAAACGCAAAAAGGTACTGAATTTCTTTCTAATGTAATGTCCTCTTTTGGGGCAATTATTGATGTGATTATAGACCGGATTGCAAAGTTTGGTGGAGCTATTGCTAAATTCTTCTCTGGTGATTTTTCTGGTGCAGCAAAGGATATGAAGGATAGTTTTTCCGGTATTGGAAAAGAAATTTCAAATGATGCGAAACAAGCGTGGGCACTGAATGATGCATTGCAACAGTTAGAGAAATCGGAAACAATGCTTAATATGAAGCGTGCGGCAAGTCGCTCTGAGATTGAAAGATTGAAGCTCATTGCAGATGATACTACAAAAAGCCTGAAAGAGCGTACTGATGCGGCTACAAAAGCATACGATATGGAAAATAAACTTCAGCAGGAAAGCATTGATATTGGCCGAAAGAAATTGGCAAATCTTCTTGGGCAAATAGAACTTACTGGTGAAGCTAATAAATTGCTTGATGATATGGCACAAGGGGCAGTAACGGCTGATGAGGTTATTAGCCGATTGGGTATATCAGAAAGTACAGTGAAAGATTTAAAGGAATTCTCTCAAGTTTTTTCGGACGTAGCTCAAAAGGAAATGGAGAGCTATACCCGTAATAAGGAAACCCAGAATAAAATAAATGCGATGCGGAAAGAATCAGTAGATAAGGCTAAAGTTGTAAAAGAAAAAGAACTTTCAGAAATTCGTAAGGCTGAGGATGAAATGCTTAAGCTGGTTAAGGACAGTAGAGAGAAACAATCCATTGAGATAGAACGTCAGTTTTCTCGTCAAATAGAAGATTTGCGTGTTCGCTTGATTGAGGAACAAGACCTTACAACGAAAGCACGTGGAGCTATAAATAATCAGATTATTGCACTTGAACAGCAAAAAAATGATGCATTACAGCAATTATCGGAAGAACAACTGATGAAGGAGGTGGAGAACCGGCAGAAACTAATCTCTCTGCAACTTGAATCCGTAAAAGCTGGAGGTGAGCAGGAGTACCAACTAAAGATGCAGCAACTTGTTGCCCAACGTGACGTAGAACTCCGTCAGAAAGAGCTTACTGAACAGATGAAGCTTGCTATTACGGAGAAGTACAATAAAGAGATTTATGATTTGTCCGTTCAACATGAGAATGATACAGCAAAGAAACAAGCTGATGCACTCAAACTTCGATTGGATAATGAATTGGCAGAAGCTAAATTGAATGGAGATAGTGAACTTGAGCTTCTTCGTATGCAGGAACAGCAGAAGCTTGAACTGAAAGACAGCTTGAGACGGATGGGAGAGGAGAGTGATGCCGAATTCCGGGCCAGGCAGCTTGCTGCAGACCAAGAATACTTGAATGCAAAGCAGGCGGTCATTGACAAGGAAGTGGAGATGCAGCAAAATAAAGGTGAATCCCTTTCTGTCTTGGCAGGGAATCTTTCTGATTTGTTGGAACAAGCGGCAGGAGATAACGAGAATATGGCTCAGTTGGCGAAAATACTGGCTATTGCGGAGGTTTCTATTGCGCAAGGGGTAGCCATTGCCAAAGCCGTAGAAACAGCTACCCGCTCATCTGCAACATGGATTGACATGCTTGCTGCGATAGGTACTGTAGTGGCATCTGTAACTACTGTTATGGGAAAGGCTATGAAATCGGTGAAAAGTGCTAAATTTGCACAAGGAGGTAAAGTTGAAGGGCCAGGTTCCGGTACAAGCGATTCCATACCTGCTATGTTGTCCAACGGTGAAAGTGTAATGACGGCTGCTGCAACCTCGATGTTTGCTCCGTTATTGTCGGCTTTCAATCAGATAGGAGGAGGTATTCCCATTAATGTAACAGCTTCTTCCAATCAGGCGTTAGGAGAGGACATGCTGGCCAAAGCTGTTGCAAAAGGTATGATGATGGCGCCTGCTCCGGTGGTTTCTGTGGAAGAGTTTACCTCTGTTGCTAATAGGGTTAAGTACGTTGAAAATCTTGGTAGTATATGAAAGCATATGAACTATTGATATTGAATAAGAGTCTTCTTCAAATGATGGGGGATGCTTCGCTTGATGTCGGGGATGTGAAATATATTCCCGTGTATCAAGAATATGTCCGTCTGTCAAAGGAGGGACATAAAAAGACTTATATCATGCAATATTTATCCGATGAGTATAATATTGCGGAAAGGACAATTTATCGGATAATAGATAAGTTCTCAAGTAAGGTGGATGTTTAGGGGGGGGCGGAATTATTCCGCTCTTTTTTTGTTTTGAAAAAGTTGCTGACAAAGCGTGTCAGTGGAATAGACTTCTTATTTTCTTCAAGCCGTATCATGTTTTCTACCTTTGTTACAAACAATTATGTGATATGGCTAAATTATACATTAACAAGGACATTGTAGCTGATAAGGATAAAATGGAAAATTGGTATTTGACCGGTGACGAGGGGCTTTCGTTTCCGGATATCCAATACTTCCTTTCATGGCTTGACCCGGCTGACCCTAAAATTGACATTGAAATCCATTCGTGCGGCGGTGATACGGTTGAGGGGTATGCTATTTATGATGCATTACGTGCGTCGGGCAAGGAAATATCTTGTACCGTTGTTGGACGATGTGCTTCTATGGCTACCATCATTTTGCTTTCTGCTCCACTTGAACGCAGAAAAGCTTATCCTCATGCAAAGTTTCTCATCCACAAACCATATTTGGCAAGATATGATGATTTATTGGACCTTGAAACTATAGAATCCATCAAATCAAGTCTGGAAGCGGAAAAGGATAAGATGATGGCTGTATATGTTGAACGGACAGGAGTTGAATCGACCATTTTGGAGGTCCAGATGAACAAGGAGGCATGGTTTGGCGGTGAGGTTGCAAAACAACTTGGATTTATATCTGATGTTCTTATACCGACTACAGCAAAAGGAACTGATTATAAACTTAATAGTGAGAAAATGAACAAAGAGAAACAAGTAACGGTAAAGCAATCTATCATTGACAGACTGCTTGCGAAATGTGGCTACCAGAAGATAGAAGACATTCCGGTAGTATCTATGGAACTGACAGATGCCGAAGGTAATACACTGACGGTGGAACGTGAAGAAGGAGAACCGCAGGTGGGAGATGCGGCATCCCCCGATGGCGAGCATGTTATGCCCGATGGTAAGACTATCATTGTAACAGACGGAGTGATTACAGAAATCAAAGACCCGGAAGAAGCAAACGGTGACGAGGAGATTGAAGCTTTAAAGGCGCGCATTGAAGAACTTGAAGAGGAAAATGCGGCATTGAAAACCAATGCCCGTACAGTTGAGGACAATAAGATACTGAATGCTGTAAAGATGGCAGGAGGTGAGAATTGGCTAGCAAAACATTGTTCAACCTATAGAGTCTCTTTGCGTACCCAATCCTTCAAGAATACTGTTGAGACACAAGCAAGTGCAGAGGAGACACCTATTCAAAGAAAGTTGAGAGAGGAAAGGGAGAAGAGAACTAAAAAGTAAAGAAAGGAGAATTGAGTATGCCTATTTTAGATTTTTCAAAATTGACGCCAGACAATCAGGCGGTGAAGGATTTGAAAGACTTGATTGAACTGACAGTCTTTCAAAATGAGGATATGGAGCGTTTTATGACGTTCATGCCTAAAGTGACCAATGGCAAGAAAGTTGGCTTCATCGGTGAGATGGAGGATGTAGGTATCGCAGGTGCCGGATGTGACCCTGAATATCAAAAAGTGGCTATCGCTGCCGCCCAGAAAGTATGGGAAATTGGCGACTGGCAAGTTCCGTTGGAAATGTGCTATGAGGATTTGGAGAATACTATTGCAAAGTACTGCTTGAAGACCGGTACCAATATTGCGGACCTTACTTCTACTGAATATATGGATGGGATTGTCCTTCCAAAACTGACGGAAGCAATGATGAAAATGTTATGGCGCTTCACTTGGTTTGGAGACAAGGATGCCGCTAATATTGACGGTTCCGGTCAAATTACGGATGGATTGAATGTAGAATTGTTCAAGACATGTGACGGTTTCTTTAAACGCCTGTTTGCCATATGTGCAGAGAATTCCGGTCAGCATACCGTTATATCAGCCAACTCTGAAGCATCTTATGCTTTGCAGAAGTCCAAGATGAAAGAATTGGGGGCTGCTACATCTGTGTTTGACACGATGCTTGAAGATGCGGATAGCCGTATTTTCCAGAAGTCCGGACATGCAATTTTTGCTACAAAATCATTATGTGATTCTTTGTCACGTGATGTGAGGGAGAAATATAAGGTTATTATGCCTTGGACGGTCATTTTTGACGGCCTTGAAGTAGGAGAGTATGACGGCGTTACGGTCGTAAAATGTTCTATTTGGGATAGATTTATTCAAGCGTATCAGAACGATAAAACGAAACTGAACCTTCCTCACCGTGCGGTTCTATGTTCTCCGGACAATTTAATGTACGGTTGTGAAGGCGATAACCCGATATCTGACCTTGATATCTGGTTTGAAAGAAAACCCCGTAAGAATTATATCTATTCTACTGGTAAACTCGGTTCTATGATTGGCGAGGACAACTTGGTGCAAGTAGCATATTGACAAAAGGAGGTATTCTATGGGAGTATGTGATGATATTTTAAAGAAAGATATTGTTCCGTCGTGTGATGATCCAGTAGTACAAGGATTGGAGCAGGAAGGGGTAATAATGAATCGTGCGGATGTGGACTTTGCAGCCACAGTATTCAATTCTACAAAAAAGAATGTGATTGAAACGCTGGCTATGAAAACCGGGAAGAAGGCTTATAAGGTTGTTGTTCCTGGTAAAAATCCATTTACGGGTACAAAGACCTCATTAGTGGCTGGCACATATCGTAGTTCGTTTACCAATACTGTCGCGATTGTGATATTGGCAAACGACCCGGATGTATGCGCTGATGTTATTGACGGATTGGCTAACGGTACCTATGTTGTGGTGTTGGAGAATAAATATAAGGGTTTACAGAAAGAAGGAAACCCTGGTGATGCCGCTTTTCAGGTGTATGGTTACTACCAAGGGCTTACAGCTACAGCTATCGACAACGATAAGTATAGCGAGGATACTGAAGGTGGATGGGCTGTTACCTTGGAAGAGCAGAAAACGCCTAAATCTGCATTATTTTTGTTCAAGACGAGTTATGAAGCAACTAAGACAGCTGTCAACACTTTGACGGCTGAACCGGCAGCATAGGAGGGAATATGCTTGTCTTGGAGATGGTTGATAAGTTGAAGAGATTGGGGGATAAGGTCTCCCTTTCTTCTTCTGATAAATCAGACATTGAACTGATGTTTCATGAAGTTCTTGGTAGGACATTTACCAAGACCTCATGTGGTGATTGCTATCGTGACGCTGTGATTGAAATGTATTCGTACTTAAAAAGATATGGAAAAATGAAAGAAAAATCAAGTTATGCATTGAAAAATGGTGTATTGCTCCAAGTAGGCTTTGGAAGTAGTGAAATGTACACCAACAACAATCTTACTGACGAAGCGGCAGAAAGGTATCTTGCGGAAAATCCTAAAGGGATAGTCTTTTTTGCTTCAACGCCTTCCGATTGGGAGAAAAGGGTTGAAAGACGGATGAGTCCTGCTTTACCATTGGATGAAACTTTGGTTTCAGAATTGGTGAAAGCCTTTGAAGTGGAAGGTGCTACTTCTGAGATTGTGAGAGATGCGTTCAAGACTTATAAACTGAACGGGAAGAAAGTTACAGCTAAAGTATTGGATGCTCATATTAAAGAGGCTCAATCTGTAGTTGACTCTAAGCAGACTATAGAAGCCGTAGAAACGGTGAAATAAAGAACAACCTCACGGAACGATGAATGTAAATGAATTAAAGAAGAAGAGTAATAGGCGTGTTGACACGGGCTATTTACGTAATCTTGGCATCCAAAGCTACGGTGATGATAATTTATATCCCCAACATCTAAGAAATATCATCGCTGCGAGTTCAACGGGTAGTGAATGTGCAGAACGTTATGCCAATTTCATAGAGGGAAATGGGTTTCGTGAGGTTGCTTTTTCTGAATATGTGGTTAACCGCCGTGGAGATACGGCAGATGACATCCATGCTTTCGTCTGCAAGGATGTTGCTGATTACGATGGGATGGCGATACATGTTAATTATAATATGTTCGCAGATATAGTGGAAGTACAGCACATCCCCTTTGAAAATTGCCGTTTGTTGGAGGAGGATGAATCCGGATATATCGCAAAAATCGCAGTTCATCCGGATTGGACAGGAAAGAAAACCCGTCAGGGAAAAGCCATAAAGGTAATACCAGAAAATGTAGAGTTTATAGATGTATTTAATCCACGTAAAGAGGTGGTCTATGCGCAAATTCGGGCTGCCGGAGGGATTGAAAACTATAAGGGGCAGATACTATGGATTAGCAACACAGGGAAATTCGTGTATCCTATCGGAAGAGCTGACCGTGTGATTACGGAAATGAGTACGGATGAGGGATTAGCCAATGTGAAGTATCGTAATGTGCGTTGTAACTTCATGCCTTCCGGGATGATAATTACAAAGAAAGGTGCTTCTTCGGTACGTTTTGATGAAAACGGAAATCCTATAAAAGAGGATAGGACTAATGAAGATACTGGTTTTTCTGATACTATCGTGCAATTACAAGGAGACACCAATGCGACAAAGGTCTTAGAGGTAACCTTGGAATCTGATGAAGAAAAACCGGAGTTTGTGGATATTAGTCCTAAAAATTATGATAAGGAGTTTACCGTTACTGATGCCAGTGTGGTTGAACGTATTTATTCGGCTTTCGGGCAGGAGCCTTGGTATTGTATCCGGATTGGTAAGGTCGGTTTTTCTGGGGATATATTGGAAGATGCTTTTGAATACTATAACTCTATTGTGTCAAAGCAACAACGCATGATTGAACGGGCTTTTCAGAAAATTTTTGCGCATTGGTATGAACCTCTCAATCCTTCCAATGACTTTAGTGTACAACCTCTTAAATATATAAGAAATGCTGCGATGTCTAATAACAACAGATGAGGTCTATAAGTTGGCTCGTACGATGTCAATACACATCGATACGGAAAAGATAGAGGCATATATTCGGGAGTCGGAGAACATTGATTTGAAGTCAGCTTTGGGTGATGCTTTATTCTTAGATGTGAAAGAACATCCGGAAAATTATAGTGAGTTGCTTAATGGTAGTTCTTATACCATAGAATGTGGAGGAAAACGTTCCTTTGTAGGGCTGAAAACGACATTGGCATATTATACCTATGCTCGTATCGTGAAAAATGGAGATGGAAATGTCACCCGTTTTGGATTTGTCAATAAAGATAACGAATATTCATCGCGTTCTGATTTTAAGGAGAAACTTATGGCTTATAATGATGCTTTCTCTGTTGCTGATAGGTATATGAAAGAATGTGTTCGGTATTTGAATGATAACAAAAAAGACTTTCCGCTGTATAGGGGAAGTGGAGGGATTAATGCTAATCGTGTAACTTTTAGAGTACTTGGTGAATAATGCCTGATACACTTGACATATTAAGGAAACTTGCTCTACAGATAAGGAACGCCTCTTCTGAGGGAGAGAATACCGCAGAGAGGGTTGGACGCACGCTGGTCGGAATCTTGAATCTGTTATCCAAATACTCCCCTGAAGAATTGGAGAAGATTTTTCTGAGGAAAGATCGAGCTGACGGCACAAATTTTCTGTTGAAGTTCGGCGAGTTTATCGACTCGATGGTCGCGGGCAAGGGTGCCGGAATATTCCCTGACGGCCGCGCGCAGTTTGAACGCCTTGAAGTCCGCGATTCCCTTACTGTCCTTGAGCTTATCTTCAACCGTCTCTCTGCCATGGAGAGCGACTATTCCTTCTCCGAGTCCGGTACCATCGAAAGTGTATCGCAGCTTGAAGACGGCACATACAGCCTGAAGATGAAGAAACGGTGGGATAACGACTTTACTGCACTGGCAGAAAACGATGTTGTATATGGTGTTGTCAATGACCTTGCATCAGGTGGCGGCAAGTATTATACATCATGGTTAAGAGTGCTGCATGTAGATACCTCAGCCAATATGCTCAACGCTGTGATGTACCCTGATAGCGAGGTGCCGGGTGGCAAGAATTATCCTCCTGAGCCGTTGATGATATTATCACACCGTGGCAACCCGGTTGATACTGAACGGCAGGGTTATTGGTATCTGTCATCCCGTGAGCATTGTATCTGCATGCTTAACGGGGTCACAAAACCCGTCCTTGAGGAAAGCAACTATTCGGTGATCGTCGGCAGGCTGAAGCATCTGTCTCTGTTCGACAACCTGCCCATCAACTACCTGCACTCTTATATCTACGTTCGGGGATTGGTAGCGCAGGACATCCACCGAATCGACTTCCAAGGCGTATTGCCCCGCATCGCCAACGACCGCGGCAAGTGGAGCATGGAGACCGCCACGGGAGCAGAACCCTACCAAGCCGACCGCGAGGCACAGACCGAGACTGTACGTGTGATGATGTACGATACCGTGTGGCACTACGGATGCAAGTGGATGTGTCTTGTTTCCGGCACTACCGACGAACCGAAGTACGGAGCAGCGGGCTGGGCAATGGTCGAGGGCAATCCGGATTTCAGCATCGACATTGAGAGCAGCAACGGCTGGTACTTCGATGCGGAGCGTTTTGCGACCACCCTCACCATTACCGGTGAGCTGTACAACCGTGACGTGACGGCGCATATCCTTGACAGTGATGTGGAGTGGACGCGCGACACGGGCAACGTCACCGAGGACAACGCCTGGGCGGTCGCACACGCGGAAACCGGCAAGTCGCTGCCGCTGACGGTCAACGACCTCGGCCCCGACTATATGAACATGACCGGGTGCAAGTTCATCGCACGGGTATTGCTGCGTGACGGGCAGAACAATTATGAGACAATGAATTATATAACTTTCTAATTATGCAGACTATACAGAAGAAAATAGAGGTCAACTACCGCCCTCTCCAGACCAGCGGCGGGATAGAGGTTGTCGGCAGCGTGCCGGACGTGCAGGTGTACCAGGCTGACAAGGCCGAGTACACTCCGGACTACACGCTTACCCCCCTGACGCTGTTCCCCCGGTGCAATGCTACCGACCCGGATGCGGTGGTCAAGGTGGGTGCGGTCAACGCGTCATTGGTCAACATGAAGTGGTACGAGCGCTTGAACGGTGTGCGGACATTGATTACATCTGCCAACAAGAGCTATGTCATTACCGAGACCGGAGCCGAGAAGGGTAAGATACAAGTGAAAAAGAATGCCGTTCCCGGCAGTCCGGTAACACTGGAGTTCTACGCCGAGTATGTCGATGCGAAGCGTACCGGACAGACGCACGTCTACCGTTTCAGCCGTCTTGTTCGCGCCGTTGACGGCAGCGAGGCGCAGCCCAGGCTGATGGTCGACTCTCCGTCGGCGCTTGATTGGAATCCTTGCCGTGATATATCAAAACATATCATTACCGCCAAGCTGCTTGTCGGCGATGTAGATGTCACAGCAACCAACAAGTGCAAGTTCTTCTTCTATCGGAAGCTGAATACGGGCGCACTGGAGCAGATTACCGACGGTAACGGCGACAATGACTGGGAGTTCGTCTCTCTGACAAAGAACGTGCTTACCATAGACCGGGACTATATCGGCCACGAACAGACCTACGTCGTGAAAGCATCGTACTCGAAGGACGGTGCTCCTTCATCCAAGCCGGACAGTGACATAGACTATGTCTCCACCACCATCCGCAGGCGTATTCCCGCCATCGAGATTGACTGGGAGGGATTTCCGCAGCAGGTGGCCGACGGAACCAAGATGATATACCCGAAACCGGTCATCCGTGATACGGCAGGGATTGTCCCCAATCCCCAGGCCATCCTTGAGTGCGAATGGTACACGAAGGCGGCCGGCGCCTCCTCATACGTGCTGGCCGCTGCCGGGTACTCGCCCTCCATCCCATGCACCGACGGCATGATGCTACAGCTGAAGGTGATTGACAAGGGCCCGTATGCGGCGGTGGTGACATCTGACGGCAAGTACGTGACGGATGACAGCGGTAAGTTTATAGTGGCAAGGAAAAGGGATGTTTAACCATTAATCGATAGCAGTATGGCATTTTATATCAAAGTGACGAGAGAGGTTGCGGACAAGCTGGGAGTGGCAGGAATCCGCAACAGCACTGCCGACGGCAATGTGCTGTTATGGCAGGCCGATGTGGCAGGCTTTCCCGGCGATACGGTATTCGACCGGGCGGCAGTAGTCGGGGGCGTGTGCCTTTCCCCGCAGCAGGCCAAGGGTGAGATAGACGGCGTGGAAGATCCGGTGGAGGTCGCCACTCCGGAGGGTTTCATGGATAAAGACGGGGAGGAGGTGACCGATGAGCGTAGCGAGTAAGGTCGGGCAGGTAATCTTTTCGCAAAAGTCTGGCGTTTACATGCCAGCGATTATGTGCGACAAAGGCGACCTCTATCAAGAGTATGATGGTGAATCGGGTGCTCCGACAAACATAGCCCCCGACTTCACCACGATGAAGCCGACGCTCTCCTTCCTTCTCACCTCCTCACGGGTGGCTGAGGGGGTTGTGGTGCCCTCTTCCATCAAGTGGTATTTCAATGACGTGTTGATAAGCTTCACATCCAACGTTTCCACGAACACGTTCGGCGGCGAGACGGGTCATTTCAAGTTCATTCCATATAAAGCAGGCACTACAAACTATTACGGGCTTCAGATCGTGAAGAACCTGGTGAAGGCGTCGTCCGGTGCGAGCTGTAGCGTCAAGGCGGTGGCTACGGTGACCGTGGGCAACGTGTCGGATGAGGTGCAGTTCGTCTACAGCATCCCCATCACCAAGGGGGTGGGCAACCAGAACGTGGTGACCATCGTTTCGGGTGATGACAAGTATTTCGCTATCCGGGAGAAGGGAGGCAGTGTTGTCCTCACGGCGATGGCGCGGCGTGGAGCGTCAGAGATCACCTCCGGACTGACCTACAAGTGGTCCAGGATGGTTAACGGTACCTGGCAGACACTCGTCGACCAGACTGGCAAGAGTCTGACCGTCACGGACAGCCTGGTTGACACTACGGGCATCTTCAAGGTGGAGGTGTCGCAGGGCGGCAATCTGATAGGCCTTGACACGCAGACGGTGATGGACTTGTCAGACCCCTACGACATCATAACTAATCCCAATCCCGAGGATGAGACGATTGTTTCCGGTTCCGGAGGTTCGGTGACTTATACGCCTATCCTTGTCAAGCGGGGACAGACCACGAAGGCAATGAATATGCTGTTCTATTTTGTCTTTATGGATTCGGCAGGGGTCATTCTCAATCCGGCTACGGCGAATGTGGCGGCGGCAAGCGGTACCTGCACTGAAGCTATGTGCCAGCAGGCAGGCGGCAATGTTTCATGGACAATCTCAACGGCAGCATGATATGGCAAAGAAAGCGTTGGCAAGCAAGACGGGAGAAGTGAAGTATCTCCAGCAGGGACCGGTCGGCCCGCTGGTCTATCCGACCGGGGAGTACGCGGCATCCGTATCCTATACCCGTACCCCACTGTCTGCACCCATGGTGCTGTGTGAGGGGCAGTATTACGTATTGAACAAGGAGGGCACCTTCAAGAATATTAATCCGAAAAAGGACTATGCGGCCAACGGCAGCAAGGCCACCTGGGTGCTGATGGACAAGGTCAGGTATTCGTTCGTCGAGATTCTGATGGCGAATTTCGCCAAGCTGGCAAGTGCGGTGTTCTATGGGCAGTATATGTTTTCGCAATACGGAATAAAAGCCGATGGCTCTGCTGTAGAAACGGTAGGCGGATATAAAGATTTTAATTACAATGACCCGATGAATCCGGCAAACAAGTTTCGACCAAACTTACTCCTTGATTTTCTGACTGGGAGCTTCAAGGGACGTAATGTTGAAGTTGAGGGGACAATTATTGCCAATGCATCATTTGTTCGGATGCATGATTTCCGTGCAAACGAGGGGTATTTCTTTTTGAATCCGGCTTTTGGCTCTGAATTTCGGAATGGCCGTCCAAACCGAATTTCCCAGAGTATGTATATGCTTCCAGAGGCTGTCCAATATAATGGGATGAAAATCTCGTTGACAATATATAATGCAGCAATGGGAAGCACTTATGGTTATACTTCAGTTGTAACAACAGATGGATTTAATGAACTTACATTTGAAAATAATGAATATCATTATTGCAATAAGATCGCTATATCAAAAAGCGGAGTATATGAGTTCATGTCATTAGGTGCAATATGGATTCTAACTAAAGGAACGGACGTAGCCTATTCTTATGCGGAATTGGAAGAACGTACTTACGAAGACCCAATTAATTAGCAAAATATTAAACAAAACGAGAATAAAAACAAAATGTTAAACCGGTTGTCGTTTTTATCCGAAAATGACGACCCTCAAAAGTACAAGGGATATGATGGAGAAGGTAAACATAAGTCAAGCCTTAAACAACTTATCTGTTAAGGATGATGC